GTATATTGGATGCCTGAGAGAGAATGAGGGATTTGAAATGATGGGAATTGAAGGGGCATTTTGTGGTGCAGTACCATTAATTCCAAATCTTCCCACTTATAGGTGGTATGAAGGCTTTGGTAAATTTATCGAGATGGATAAAGATATTGTAGAACAATTGGAAGCAATTTTCAAGTCTGATTACAAAGAATTAGATTCAGAGTCCATGAAAAAAATAGTAGAGAAATTTTCTTGGAAACGAATTGCTACAAATATATTTAATGAGATTTTTAAGGTAATAGATTAATGGCTATTCAAGAAAAGGCAACTCAATTAGATGATTTATACTTACACGAAATATTTAGAAATCCTGTTCTATTTATTGAGTTTATGTATAATTATGACTTAGATGAAAATAATGAGCCGATTGAGTTAACTTGGTATCAGAAACAATTTGTATGTGATTTCTCCAGCTATGTTTCAATTATGGCTGGACGCGCAAGTGGTAAAACTTTTTCACTGGTAGGATTACTTCTATGGATATTAGTAAATCGGTTATTTCAGGGAGATTATATCGTGTACTTTGTTCCAAACAAAGTACATCTAGAGCCTGTATGGGCGGGACTTCAAACAACCCTTAGAGCAAACTCTTTAATGAAACAGTTCATCTCTCCAAATACGGGCATTAATAATGGAGACCATGTAATTACATTGTTAAATGGGGCGGTTCTGATGGCTAGAATTGCGGGTACTACTGGTACTGGTGCAAATGTCGTTGGCCTACATACCCCATTTTTTATTGTAGACGAATCCGGCTATCAGCCTTGGGGTTCGTGGATTGAATTACAGCCGACAATAAATACATTTACTCCCGGATTTAGACTGATGGTTGCTGGTGTACCAGATGGTCGCCGTGAAAAGTCAGTTTGTTATCACTGTGATAGTGTAAATTCAAGTTACTCAAAACACAGAGTCAGTTCGGATATGAATCCGAGATTGACTAAAGAAGATAGATTAAAAGCTATTGAAGATTACGGCGGTGAAGATTCAGATGACTTCATCCATCTCTGGCTGGCAGAACACGGCAAGCCTGTGTTCTCTTTGTTTGATAGAGGTACAATGCAGATTTCTCAAAATCCTGTTTATAGATTAACTATAAATGGGGCGGAGGGGTCGAATGATTTGGATTTCTATAAAACAAAGCTGGCACTACTTCCCGGTGTAGAAAAAAATGCAGATACAGTTATTGGGATTGACTTAGGCTATACAGAGCCTACAGCAATTTTCATAATGACTATTGATGACTATGATAGACTAAAGTTTTTTGCCAGGATAGAAATGTCAAAAGTTTCTTATCCTATTCAAGAAAAACTTATTGACTATCTGGATACAAAATTTTCCCCACTGTTTTTAGGTATTGATAAAGGTGCTGGTGGGCAGGGTATTTCTGTAGTTCAGCATCTTACTGACGATATAGAATATGCCCATAAAGATTATAGTAAAAGATTAATTCCTATCGACTTCTCTACCAGTATTGTTATTGGTGTGGATGCGGATGGTAAGGAATTAAAATCAAGAGCAAAACCGTTAGCCGTTTCTGTATTACAGGAAATGGTTACAAATCATAAGATTGTTTTTTCAAGCACTGACTTAGAAACTATTTCAGAGCTAGAAAGAATGACTTATACTAAAAGCGTAAACGGCGACATTGCCTATAGAACGATTACTGAGAAAGGTGGTAAGAAAGGTGCAGACCACTTTACTTCTGCTTTATTAGTTCTTGCGCTTGCTTACTATTTACAGACAGAATTTATAAAGCAGAAAAAGAAAAGCACCAGTTTATTCAAAGTAAAATGGTTAGGTTAAAATGACAGACGAAATCAAGTCAAATACTATAAAACAATTTAATGCCATATCTGCTTTCATTACTCCGGTATCAACCGATGGTAACGCTTGGACTCCTGAAGATGTTGATAAGATGGATATTTCTACAAGTAAGAAGTACAAAGAAGTTGTGGATGACTGTAGATTTTTCTACAGGAAAGACCCCATTGCTTCTTCAGTAATCAATAAGATTGTGGATATTGCTATCAATGAATTCATCTTTGAGAAGAACGGCTTATCAGATAATGAAATAGAGTTTTTACTGCGCTTGCTCCAAAGCTAAAAGAGTTTGCTGAGGAAATGGCCTTGGAGTATATGGTCTCTGGTTTAGTAATTCCAGAGATTGATTATACTTCAGTTCCAAAAGATAAAATTAAAAGGCTTGGCATTAAAAAATATGATACCTTGATTCTTCCTAGCTCTATGTGGCTAAGAGATTCTGGTACAATCACAATTAATTATTCCTTACTAGGTTCTGAGGTTTCTTATTTTGTAGAGATACCAGATGAGATTATTTACTTCATAAGAAATAAAGGACGCTACAAGGATGGAACTGTAGATACAGAACTATACATTCAGTTGGAAACTCTTTATCCAGCCTTTGTATCCCAGGTAGAACATGGTGAAAGAAAGATTAAACTAGAAAATGAATTAATCTTTAGACGCCGAGTTTTATCAAATTGTCCCTATCCTACGCCCTATCTTTATCCAGCATTAGAATCTTTGAAGCATAAAAGAAATCTAAGAAGAATGGATTATTCTATTGCTTCTAGAGTTATTACTGCTATTCAATTGTTCAAACTTGGCAATGATACGTATCCTGTTACAGAAGATGATGAAGATGTATTCGATTACATTAAGAGTCAAATGCTTTGGAGAAATTCAAATGGCAAATCCGTTGAAAAAGTTTTCCAGTTATTTGCTCCCCATACATTGGATGTATCTTGGGTATTTCCAGATACTACAGCCTTGCTGGACGAGACTAAATACTCTTCAGTAAATAGAGATATTATCTATGCACTTGGTTTACCACAGATTCTAATTGTGGGCGAAACTGAGCGTAGTGCTACAGGTGGTAATAATGAGCTAGCCTTATTCTCTCCACAAAAAACTATGGAGAATTTAAGAAGTAAAATTCTAAGCGTTATAAAGGATATTTGTTATGAGGTTTCAAATAGAAACAATTTCAAAACAACCCCTAATGTAGAATTTGCCCCACTAAATCTTGTAGAGTTTAGTGCTTATACTGCCGCCTTGAAAGACCTCTATGACACTGGAAATATTTCACGCTCTACTTATTCTAAGTATTTTGGCTACAGCTTCAATGATGAAATGGAATTAAAAGAACAAGAAAATAAAGTTCTAAAAGAAAAAGAACTTGGCGAGTTTGCTCCTAGACCATTTAGCCCTACTCCAAGTACTCCGGGTGGTGAAGTTCAAAACAATGGAACTGAGAATAATCCACAGACAACTAAAGTACAGACAAAAAATACTGTAGAAAATAAGAATAAAAGAGAAAAAACCTCTAATTAACTACATAAAAATTAATAGTATGCTATAATGTAATTGTAAAATTGCGAATAGATTAATATTCGCAACGGGAGAATTATGGATATAACAAATTTTGAAACAAATATTGAATTTATAAATTCCGAAAATGAAGCTTTCGCTGGAATTGCACAGAATGAAAATTTCCAGTGGGCAAAAATTGTGGTCTGTGATGACAGACCAAATGCTAATGGGCATCAGATTGAGGAATCCGAATTTGATAACCTTGTCAGAACGGGTATTAATACCCCAATTAAAATGACCCCCGGCGATATATCCGATGGTCATTATGAAGCAATGGGTTATCCAATCGGTGTAATTACAAATTTAATAAAAGAAAATAAACAAGTAAAAGCGTTAGCCGCTTTCTGGAAAAGGGAAAGACCAGATGATGTTGCGCTATTAAAACAAATGTGGCAGGATGGAAATCTACCGCAGGTTAGTTGGGAAATTACATACGAGAATGAAGATTATTCTGAAGATGGCAAGATTAGAAAATTGCGTGGGACTTCTTTAGATGGTCTATGTATTGTAAAGCGTCCAGCTTATGCAGGAAGAACACCTATAATCGCTTTTGCAGAAGAACAAAATTCCAATTCGGAGGCTACTAACGTGGAAGATAATAAAGAATTAGAAACAAAAGTAGCAGAGTTAGAATCTAAAATTTCAGAACTTACCGTTGAATTAGATACAGTCAAAGCAGAGAAAAATGCACTAGCTGAATTTAAAAATGGTATTGAAGCTGAATTAGCCAAGCAGGAAAAGTTAGCTCAAATTAAAGAACGCTTTACTTCTGCTGGTATAAATAAAGATGATAATTACTTTGCTACAAATTCTGAGAAGCTACTAGCTTTATCAGAGGAAGCTCTAGACTTTTTCGTTCAGGAGATGGTTGCTTTTGCTGAACAGGCAAAGCCCGCTGAACAAGCTACTGCTTCAAAAACTGAAATTCCAAATATAATTTCAGAAAGAACAGACCTTACACCGAAAGAAATCGCTAGCAATTTGCGAGAATTCTTAGGAAAGAAACAATAATTTTAGGAGTTATTGATTAATGGAAATTAATGATTTTTCAAATGTTATGGCAGTCGTAGCTAAAGACGCCGTTGTAGAAGGCAGATTTGTTCGCATGACTACACACGCCGTTGATTATGACTTCGGCTCTTACACCGACCTTCCTGGCGTAGCAGTTCCTGCTACTGCTGATGAAGCTGAAGGTGCTATCTTCATCGTAACTTGGGGACACGACAACCGCAAACCCCCGTACTACGAACCCACTCCCTCTGTAGCTTTTAGCGAACGCGGTGGTTTCTCAGAAGCCGCTAATGTTCCCTTCTCTGCTACTGTTAGACTAACTTACCCCGGCTATCAGGATTCACAGACTATCCCCTCCGGTACACCATGTCTAGCCTACTCAAAGGGTATCTTCACTATTCCTTCCGGCCAGTACATTGATGCCGCTGAACTACATTCTGCTGGTGCAAATGTAATTGTTGCTAACACTGCTGAAGATACAACTGATGCTGGCAAGCCCAAGTATCAGGCCGCTTTTGATGATAGAGTTATTGGCTTCGTACATCGCTACGATTCAACTACAGGCGCATTAACAATCGTTGTTAATAGATAAGCCTTTAAAAATTTTGAGTTACGGTTTAATTAATTTAGGAGATTTTTAACTCATGGATATTACTCAACTAAAGGAAGCTTATGCTTCAATAGCAAAAGACCAGAACAAACGTGGTGAATTAGCCGAGATGATTGTAGAATATGCACAGCCCGGCCATATCGCTACTGACTGGATTGGTATGCTATTAAATTCTAGAACTTTAAATCCCGGCGATTTGCTTGTAAAGAAAATCCGCAAGGGCATTAAAGTTTACAGCCACGTCCCTGGTGCTATTCCTCTAAAATCAGAAATTACTGTCGCTGACAGAATCAATTACGTTTTGGATACCGCTCAGGTTTCCGTAACCGCTGGTGTAATGGAATTAGAATCTGGTGAACTCGGTACTGTAGCTGATATTTCTAGCGAAATGCAAGCTAAGCTACGCGATTTCTATATGCAGAAAGTTTTTACTGCTTTAACTACAGTATGGACTGCCGCAAATACCCCCAATAACTTCATATCAGTCGGTGGCGCACTAACTAAGACAGCCCTAGATAATGCCATTAATAGAATTAATGAAACTACTGCTGGTGTTAAAGCTATCGTTGGTACTCGCAATGCTCTACAGTCAATCACTGGCTTTGCTCAGTGGGAATCCTTCGGCGGCACAAATGCTACCATTCAATCGGTTTCTGAAGAAATCGCCCGCACTGGTTGGATTGGTGCTTATCAGGGTACACCCATTCTAGTTGTACCACAGGAATATGATGCTCCCGATACTTACAATAAGATGATACCTGAAGATAAGGTACTTGTTATTGGCAAGAACGTTGGCGACTTCATCACCTACGGCCCTGTTCATACTCAGGAATATACTGATATGAAACCCGTTCCTGCTCAGTGGAACTTAACCTACTGGACACAGTTCGGTTTCATTATTGATAATGCTGATGGTCTATACGTTATCGGCGGTCTAAGCTAATCAAGCTTGATTATAGGCGGGTAGATGAATTTCTACCCGCCTATTTTTAAATAAAATTTGAAAGGATTATTAAAGGAATGACAGATAATTACGATGTTTTTGCGGCTATGCAAACAGAGCCACCTCTAGCCATGTTTAGAAAAACCATTTTAGGCAAAGTTCATGTAAACATTTTAGACCCGTTTACTGATACGCCTACTGCAATTATTCTAACAGGCAAGCCAAATGATGAGTCTGCTTCTGTTTCTGTATGGACAGAAAAACAGTTAGCTTACTTCATGAAACTAAATCGGTATCATCTTCAAAGAGATATTTTAATTAAGGTTGCAGAGAATGATTCTCCAGCTAAAGAGAAGAAAGAATTCTTTGCAGATGCAACTGATGAAGATATTGTACTTCTTGTCCATGAGAAGTGGCAAGGATTAGATAAAAAATTAAATAAAATCACATCAGTAAGTGTGCTTGAAAGAATTCTAAAGACCGCGATTAAAGAAGAACGTGGTGAAAGGATTGTGGGATTAATTACTAAGCGACTTAGTGATGTACAATCTGGAATGGAAAATGATTAATATAAGCTATTTGATTCCTTTGCTGAGACTAAAGCTAGGAGACATTGATTCCACCGCTTATAGATATTTAGATGAGTGGCTACTTGTAGCTTTAAATGCTTCAGTTAGTATACTTCAACGTTATTGGAGATTTAAATATCTAATCACGGATACGGGAGATGTTACTAGAAATTCTGGATTTCTTTACTTTGATAGGCCAGAAGAAGAAGGTGTAATCCAAGATTCAGATGAATACATTATTGTTCTAATGGCGGCTGTTATGGTTATGAAAGGTGATTTAGAAAAGTCGGCATGGAACATGGCTTCCTGGAAAGATTATGAAATAAGTTATAATCCGAATGAGGGCGGTAGAATTAGAAGTGATATTCTTAAATCTATGCAAGAAGAACTAAATGATTTAATTCTTCCACCTACAAAGCGGCTTGCAAGACCTAAGAAGGGGTCATTACCCGGCTATAAAGATAATGACTTTGAGAGAAACACAAGATTATAATTGAAAGGGTTGTTATGAAAAAACAGAAGGTATTGATGGTTGGAGATGCCGTAATTGATACGGGATTTGGTAGGGTAACAAATTCTTTAGTAAAATACTTGAGAGAAGATTTTGATATTTCAATTCTAGGTGTAAACTATTGGGGAGACCCACACGATTTGGGTGTAAAAGTTTATCCAGCGGGTACTAAAACCCCCGGAGATTTATATGGTTATACTAAGTTAC